GGTGTGGGTAAGACTGCTATTGCAGAAGGGCTTGCTTTTAACATTGTCAAGGGTGCAGTTCCAGACTTCTTAAAAGAATATCAAGTGTTCAATTTGGATATCAGTGCAATGTTAGCCGGTAGTAAATATCGCGGAGACTTTGAAGAACGTTTTAAATTAGTACTCAAGGGTTTAGCTAAAAAAGGCAAGACAATTTTGTTTATTGACGAAGCGCACATGATCAGTGGTGCCGGGTCAGCAAGCAACAGTGCTAACGATTTGAGCAACATGATGAAGCCAGCACTGAGCAAAGGCACTATTAAAGTTATTGCTTCAACTACATGGGAAGAATATCGCAAGCACTTTGAAAAGGATCGTGCGTTGATGCGCAGATTTCAACGCATCACTGTGGACGAGCCCACTGTGGAAGTCACAATGCAAATTCTCAAAGGTATTAAGAAATATTACGAAGAGCATCACAAAGTTAAAATTAAAGATGACGCTTTACAAGAAGCAATCAAGCTGAGTGTGAAATATCAAGCAGACAAAAAATTGCCGGACAAAGCCATTGACTTGATTGATGTAGCTTGCTCACGTTTTAATTTAAAAATGCCGGACAGCGAACGGGTGGTCAATTCCGAAGGCATACGTTTTGAACTTGCCAAGATGGTTCAAATTCCGGAAGAAGTTGTGGCTGAACAAGAAAGCGAAGGACTTGTTAATTTACAAGGACATCTTGCAAAAGAAGTGTACGGACAAGACACTGCACTACAAGAAATTGTTGATAAGATTATAGTTGCACAGGCAGGACTTAAATCAGAAAACAAACCTGTTGGATCATTTGTGTTCATGGGCCCGACTGGCACAGGTAAAACTGAAACAGCCAAGAGTCTGGCTAAACACCTAGGCACTAAGTTGTTGCGTTTTGACATGAGTGAGTATCAGGAAAAACACAGTATCAGCAAGCTAATTGGTAGCCCTCCAGGTTATGTTGGCTTTGAAGAAAATTCAGGATTGTTGATTACGCAGATTCAAGAAAGTCCCAATGCTGTATTGTTGTTTGATGAAATTGAAAAGTCACATCCGGATGTAGCCACAGTATTGCTACAAATAATGGATAATGGTTTTATTACTGGATCAAATGGTAAGCAAGCAGACTGTCGTCAACTTATTCTTATTTTGACAACAAACGCTGGTGCTCAAAGTGCTGAAAAGAATGCCATTGGTTTTGGCGCACAGGAAAAAGACTACAGCGATGTAGACTTGAAGAAGTTCTTAACACCAGAGTTCCGTAATCGTTTAGACGGTATTATTGCATTCAAGAAACTTGGCAAGCCAGTTATGGTCAAGATCGTTAACAAGTTCATTGACGAGATGCGTGATCAAGTCAAAGAAAAGGGTATCCGTATTAAAATCAATAACGAAGCAGTTGATTGGCTAATTGAAAAAGGCTTTGACAGCAAGATGGGTGCTCGTCCACTGCAACGTACTATTGATAAGGAAATCAAACGTGACCTTGCTAAGATGATGTTGTTTGGAGAACTTAAAAACGGCGGCTGGCTACATATCAGTGTTGAGGAAGGTAAAATCTTGCTTACTGCTAAAGTTAAAACTCCAAAACTACCATTAGTAGTAAGCGATGCTGAAACAGTTACTATAACACAGAATGAAGTATAAAGAGACCCGTAGTTTATTTTTAGGAAAATACCAGTACAAAATTGCACTGATATGTTCCAGTGCTACCTTGTTCAGGGGAGGCGATATTGACAATGCCATTATGGAGTTGGCAAAAATTGATGTCAAGTACCCTGAACATTTTTCCTATTGGGCCAGTCGAATCAAATCCACAGAAGATTTAGAATATGTGAGATCATTATGCAGTGATTTTAAAAAGATTACAGATTATGATTTGCGTGTGGAACAACCCATTATTAACATTTACACTAACGATATCAAGTCAGTTAAGTTATTTGAAAAGAAATATACCGATACTATTAAGTTTATTAGTAAGCCGTCTGCGAATGGTGTGTTAACTAGCGATACTATCATCATGAATAAGATGAACTTTGAATATCGTATTACCATGGGTGCGACCAAGCAGGAATACAGCAGTTTTGTCGAATGGGCTGAAAATAATGCTAAAATCAAGCTGACTAAGAGCTGTACACGAGATTTAAACCGTGGCAGAAGTTGGGGTGGTACGCACTTCTATGTCACAGGCGACAACAACTTACTCATGACTAAGATGCATTTAGGCGGTACTATAAGCAAAGTACAGCGTATTATACACCAGCCTGAAGTATAAAAGTCATTTTGTGTATTACGATAAATACTCTAACTGCACCAGTTAGGGTATTTTTTTGATAAACGGGCCAATATATGCGTATAAATGAACTCTGCGAAAGCATCGATTTAGAATTAGAGAAAAATGGTAACAAACACGGATTAGATTTCGATCTTAAGGATGACTTGTTATTCTATATGACTCACAACGATAATGCATATCGCCGCCATACCTACCCAGCAATTATGGATTGCAGTGATATGCTAGAATCAGGTAAGCAGACCAATCCTGCATTATTTAAAAATGCTGTGGAACAAGCATATAACTCATACTGTAACGAATTTCAAATACGCGAACTTCCAGACGATATAGATCAGGAACTGTTAGACGAAGTATGTAAGCATATACACGAAGATGAGTGTGAAAAGATCAAAGACGGTCATTACAAGAGAAAATAAGTGTTACTTAGAGAATTATTCATCCGCGAAGATGCAAAGCCTAAAATCCCGCCTATGCTTGGGAGAGCATTTAACCACCCAGAACATTTTGTAATCTTCTACGGTGTGAGCGGTATACTAGAAGCATTACAACATTTTGACGAAATCAGTGCCGAACCTCACCAATTAAGATTTAAATGGGACGGCAATCCTCAAATTTATTGGGGCAGAGAAGTTTCTGGCGGTCCGTTAATATTGGCAGGACACAACGGTTGGGGCAAGGGCGGACGTAACACTGGTACAACAATGGACGACTTTACTAGTCCCGAAGCTGTTAAGAATTTTATTCTTAACAAAAGCGGTGAAGGTGCAAAAGGGCAAGAAATAACTCCCGAACGTCAACGCTTTGCAGAAGAATTTGCAAATTTGTATCCTACGTTTGATGCGGCTACTCCTAAAGACTTTGTGGGGTTTGTATATGCTGATGCAATCTTTATGCCTGCTACTAAACCCAAGATGGACAAAAGTGGTACATACAATATGCATCCTAACCCGCATAGTGCAACTGAATATCATGTTAGTAAAGACAGCGAACTGGGTAAACGTATAGCAGGTGCAAACCTTATGATAGCCGCGCATGGCACATTTGATACATTTGGTGCACCAGATGCTGAACAAAAACCCAAAGATGATTTTAGTGAGTTTAACGACACACCTAAATTGATTGTGTTAAACCCTATTTACAACGATACTGCTCCTAATATTGACAAATCAAAATCCAGCAGTCTTACTAGTGCAAATGCAGAACTAGGTGAAACACAAAGCTGGTTAGAAAAGAATAGTAATAAAATTGATACATTTGTTGGAAGCGTTTCACATACAGATAAGAATGGTATTTTTTATCCGTTCCTAAATCAAAAAAATGCAGGCGGAACATTTGATTCAATAAATGCAAAAGTATTTTTTGATTGGATGGCTGAAGCACAAGCCAACGGTAAGCCACGTGTATCTTTGCCTAAGCAACAGGTGATATATCAACTGGAACAACAGACTGGTGCTTTGGACGAAGTATTCCATGCTATGAAAGTTATTCGTGATATCAAACACGAAATATACGAAATTGCAAACAACACCCATACTGCTGATGTGTGGGCAACTAATAGCGAAGGGTATGTTCGTTACGCACAAGATGGTCACAAACACGGTAATATGAAAATCGTTGCACCAGGGTGGAAAAATTGAAAACATATCACTTAACAGAATCTGAACAAGATCAAGCGGCCATTATATTTGGAAGATTTAATCCTCCGCACTTTGG